GGCGCGCAGGCGTTTCTCTACTCGGCCGAGGATCCAGAGGAGCTGCGCGGTCCGCAGTTCGACGCAGCCTACTGCGACGAGCTCGCCAAGTGGCGCTATCAGCGCGAGACCTGGGACCAGCTGCAGTTCGGCTTGCGCTTGGGCGATGACCCGCGCGTGCTGGTGGCGACCACGCCGCGGCCGACGCCGCTCATGAAGGAGCTCATCCTCGATGGGGCGACGGTCGTCACGACCGGCTCGACCTTCGACAACAAGGCAAACCTCGCGCCCAAGTTCATCACCCGCATCCGCAAAATGTATGACGGCACCAGGCTCGGCCGCCAGGAGCTCGGCGGCGAACTTCTCGACGATCTGCCCGGCGCGCTCTGGAGCCGCGACGGCATCGAGAAGACGAGGCTGCGCATCGACCTCGAGGCGCTCGTCCCCGGCAGCATCGATGCCGTCAAGCGCACGCTCTCAGCGCTGCCCTGCGAGCTCTCGCGCATCGTCGTCGCGGTCGATCCCCCAGCCAAGTCAACGCGCGAGGCCGACGAGTGCGGGATCGTCGTCGCCGGCGTCGGTGTCGACGGGCGCGGCTACGTGCTCGAGGACGCCTCGATGAAAGGCACGCCCGACCAGTGGGGCACGGCCGCGGTCGAGGCGGCCGACAGGTGGGGCGCCGATCGCATCGTCTACGAAGAGAACCAGGGCGGCGAGATGGTGCTCTTCACGATCGCCACCTGCGCCAAGGCGCTGAAGGCTGCCGGCAAGCGCGGCCACGACTACGTCTCGACGACGCCGGTCTGGGCCTCGCGCGGCAAGGTCGTTCGCGCCGAGCCGGTGGGCGCTCTCTACGAACAGGGCCGCGTTTCTCACGTGGGCCAGTTCGCCAAGCTCGAAGACCAGATGGCCGAGTTCACCCAGGCCTTCGATCGAGACCGCGCGGGCTACTCTCCCGACCGCATGGACGCGCTGGTGTGGGCGGTCACTGACTTGATGCTCGAGAGCGCCGCACAAGACGGCCTGGCCGACTATGCGCGCGAGGAGATGGCCGCGATGCGCGCCAAGCTCGCGCCGACGGCTCCGACCGATCTCGTGAAGCTCAAGGCGCCGGCCGGCGTCAACCAGGCGAGCGGCCTCTCGGGGTCCTTATACGCCGTCGACGGCGACGGCCACATACTCGCGAAGCCGGCCGACGTCGAAGCGTTCCTGCGCGCCGGTTTCAACGCCGCAACGTGAGGACCCTTCAAAGATGGCAACAACCAAGATGATCGCGCCGGTCAGCTTCGCCGGTCAGCTCAACACCCAGTTCGGCACCTACACGCCCGACGCCCTCGGCCAGGTCGCCGTCGACTCCTCGCTGGTGGCCTCGCTTATGGCGGCCGGTTGGACTGTCGCCGGCGCGCAAGCCGTGCTCGCAAGCGAAGGCGCTGAAAGCGGCCTCACCGCGCACGCCGGCGGCACCCAAGCCGCAGCGCTCGCGCTCTCTGCAGAGGCGACCATTCACCAGGTCGCCACCGTCGCCAGCGCGGCCGACTCTGTGAAGTTGCCTGCGGCCAACGCCGGCGAGATCCACGTCCTCATAAATAGCGGCGCCAACCCGATGCAAGTCTTCGGCTCAGGCACCGATACGATCAACGGCGTGGCGACCGCGACGGGCATCAGCCAGATGCAAAACTCGGTGGTGATCTATCACTGCTACGCGGCCGGCCTCTGGATCGCCGACGACATCGGCATCGGCTTTTCGGGATCGCTCCCGACCGAGAGCGCCGTCAATGGCGTCACCGCCAATCCTGGCGGCGGCCAAGGTTCGGCCGTGCTGCTCACTGCCGCCATGAACCGCGTCACGACCGTCGGCACCGCGGCCGACTCGGTTAAGCTGCAGCCGGCTGCAGTCGGCCTCAGCCAGACCGTCATCAACGCGGCCGCCTCCAACAGCATGAACGTGTTCCCGTCGACCGGTGACGCGATCAACGCGCTGGGCGCCAATGCCGCCTTCGCGGTGGCGGCCGGCAAGACGGCAACCTTCTACTGCTGCAACGCCGGTCAGTGGCACTCGATCCTAAGCGCCTAAGTGAGGGCTAGATGGCCGACGCGCCACGCGCACAATCGGGTGGCGTTGTCGTGCCGCTCGCACCGACCCAGATCCGCGTCACCTTCGGACGTGACGCGGATCAATCGGGCGCCGGCTGGTTTGGCCCGCTCGATCCCCTTGCGCCGAATGCGCCGCCCCAGGTCGCCGGGCGGCGTTTCGACTATCCGTCTGGCTTCAACCTCACCCAGCAGCCGCGCTCTTACGAGATCGGCTTCTCACAGCTGCGTGGCTTTGCCGACGCCTACGACATCGCCCGCCTGGTGATCGAAACGCGCAAGGACCAGATGTCCCGCCTGCAGTGGGACATCGCTTCGAGAGACAAGACCGCCAGCGGCGACGGAGACGTCGACGATCGCATCGAGGCGGCGAAGGCCTTTTTCCGCAAGCCGGACCGGGTCAACTATTGGCACGACTGGCTTCGCATCGTGCTCGAGGACCTGCTGGTCATCGACGCGGTCTCGATCTTCAAACGTCGCCAGGGCGACGGCGCGCTCTACGCGCTGCAGCCGATCGATGGCGCCACGATCAAGCGGGTGATCGACGACTGGGGCAACACGCCGGAAGCGCCAGACACCGCCTACCAGCAAGTGCTGAAGGGCATGCCAGCGGTCGACTACACGACCCAAGACCTCGTCTATGCGCCGCGCAATATCCGCGCTCACAAGGTCTACGGCTGCTCGCCGATCGAGCAGGCGATCATGACGATCGCCATCGGCCTGAAGCGCGAGATCAGCCAGCTCGAATACTACACCGACGGCAACATTCCCGACGCCATCATCGGCGTGCCGGCCACCTGGTCGCCAGACCAGGTGCGCGTCTTCCAGGATATGTGGGACGCGATCCACGAAGGCAACACGGCCATGCGCCGCCACGGCCGCTTCGTGCCCGCCGCCGGCGACATCGCCAAGAACATCTTCCAGCCCAAAGAGGTGACGCTGTTCGGGCCGGCCGAGGAGTGGCTGGCGCGCGTCGTCTGCTTCGCGTTCGGGGTTTCACCCACGCCCTTCATCAAGGGCATGAACCGCGCCACCGCCGAGAGCTCCGTCGAGGAGGCGATCGCCGATGGCCTGGCGCCGATCCAGGTCTGGGTCAAAGGCCTCATCGACCGCATCCTCGAGGAGGAGTTCGGCTCCCACGATCTCGAGTTCGTCTGGGTCGACGATCGTACGCAGGATCCAGAAACCAAGGCCACGATCCTGAAGACCCAGGTCGAGGCCGGGATCATGTCGATCAACGAGGCGCGCGCCCAGCTCGGCCTGCAGCCCAAGGACGAGCCGATCTTCGATCGCCCGATGGCGTTCACGACGAATGGCTATCTGGCAATCACCGGCGAGATCGCAAAGCCCGCCGGCGAGCCTGGCGCGATTGCCCCGCCGCACGAACCATCGAAGCCGCCGCCGGAGCCCAAGCCGGCGCCACCTGAGGGCAGCGCCAGCGAGGCCCAGGATCCAGGCGAGGTCGACAGCGACGACGTCAATCCAGACGCCGAGCACAAGCTGCGCAAGGTCGTGCGCGTGGACATGGCCAAGCTCGATGAGCCGACCGCGCTCATCCGCACCGCGACCGCCTCGGTGCGCAAGTCTCTGCAGAGCGCCTTCGACAAATGCGCCGCCGACGTCGCCGACCAGGTCGAGAAGAAGCTCGAGAAGGTCGCCGCCGGCGAATTCAAGAAGCAGCCAAGTGAACACGGGCTGAGCAAGAGCGCAGAGGACGAGGCCGGCAAAATCGCCGACGACCTCGACCTATCGTCGCTCGACTCCATCTTTGGCGACGTCAAGGACGACCTCTTCGACGTGCACTCAGACAGCGCCACCAAGGCGCTCGAGAACGTCGGCGGCCGCACGAGTGACGAGCTCACCGACCGCGTCAACGCCCGCGCCGTCGCCTTCGCCGACAAGCGCGCGGCCGAGCTCGTCGGCAAGCGCGTACTCGATGACGGCTCGATCGTCGACAACCCGAGCGCCAAGTGGGCGATCACCGACACCACCCGCGACATGCTGAAGACGACGATCCGCAACGGCCTCAGCGACAACATTGGCACGCCGGCGATCATCGGCCAGATCCGCGACGGCTACGCCTTCTCCAAGGACCGCGCCCTGATGGTCGCCCGGACCGAGGTCAGCCACGCTAATAACCACGGCGCGCTCGCCGGTTATCATGACGCCAAGGCGCAAGGGATCCACGTCCAGAAGGCCTGGTCCACTGCGCAAGATGAAGACGTCGACGAGGACGTTTGCAGCCCGAACGAAGACGCTGGCGCGATCGACCTCGATGACACTTTTCCGTCCGGCGACGACGCGCCGCCGGGGCATCCAAACTGCTTCTCAGGCGACACGCTTGTATCGGCCAGTAGCCGGATCACGGGCGCTTCGAAACGCTGGCATCAGGGCGAGATGGTCGTCGTCCGCGCAGCAAGCGGTCAAGAGCTGACCGGCACCGTCAATCATCCGGTATTGAGCCGCCGCGGCTGGGTCGCGCTCGGCAGCCTGGCAGAAGGCGACAGCCTCGTCCGCTGCCTGAGCAGTCAAGCGGTTCGTATCGCAGACCACCACGAAGACGGACCAACCCGCATTGAAGAGGTGGCGCGTGCGGCGCTCGAGTCGCGCCGCATGTCGTCCCACAAAGTGCCACTTACCGCCAAACATTTCCACGGCGACGCGACCGACGGTGATGTCGCAATTATAGCGGCCGACCGCGGTTTGCGTTCGCGCGACAACGCCGCGCTCAGCAAGCATCAGAAGCATTCGCGCCTCAAGCGCGCTCTGCGGTCGCTCGCCGCGAAGCTCGCGAGTTTTTGCGATTTTGCGGCGGTGAGCCTCGCTATGGACGGCGCCGCGCGCTGCAGTGTTGGCGTGAATGACCTGGGCGGCGCGTTGCTCGGCCGTCATCTTCGACCACTTGACGGCCTCGGCGGCGCTTCGGTCGCGCGTGGCAACGCCGCGACGATTGAGCCAATGGGTGAGCGCCTTGCGGCCGACGCCAAGCTCGCCCGCGAGCTGCTTAACGGACGCGCCTTCGAGGTAGCGCTTGATCAGATCGTCAGCGTTCGGCGGGTCGATTTTAGCGGGCATGTCTACAACCTGCAGACCATCGCCGGCCATTACAACGCCAACGGCTTCGTTGTTCACAATTGCCGCTGCGCGATCGTGCCGGTGGTCGGGGACGGCGACCAATGAGCCCCCCTCTATCCACTGATTATCATGACACCACTCAAACGCGGCGTCCGGCCGACGAAGGGGAAGACTAGGATGGCGACCGCCACTGCCCGCAAGCTCAACCTGTTCGTCCCGATCTTCAAAGTCGACGAAGAGCAGCGCCTCGTCTACGGGCGCATCACCCAGGAGGTGGTCGACTTCGCCGACGAGATCCTGGATTACGACGGGAGCAAAAGCTATTTCCAGTCGTGGTCGGACAAGATCGCCAAGGACAGCGGCGGCAAGAGCCTGGGCAACGTCCGCGTCATGCACCAGCCGAAGGTCGGCGGCGTACTGAAGGACCTCATCTTCAACGACGCCGAGAAGGCGATCGACACGGTCGCCAAGATCATCGATGACGGCGAATGGGCCAAGGTCCTCGAGGGCGGTTACACCGGCTTCTCGATGGGCGGCCGCTATGTGAAGCAGTGGGACGA